CTATGACTCTTCTGAGTTCGCTGCCACTAGTGCTTTACTAGATGATGACGATGCTATGGAAGGAGTCTGGAAAAAGGAATTCTCTTTAGCAGAATTAGTTGCTGCCGATCAGTTCAAGTCTTATGATGAACTTAAGACTCGTCTTGGTTATGTACTTGGTAATAAGCAAGTTCGTCAAGATGCTGAAACTGTAGAGCAAGAGGTTGAAGATGTTCAAGCATCTGCTCCTGTTGTTGAGACAGTAGAATCAGTATCCAGATCTTCTGCTACAGAAGATGAAGATGATGACGCATTATCATATTTCGCTAAATTAGCTGAAAGTTAATGAAAATCAAGCCTCTTAAACATTGTCGATTGTCCCAAATGAAGTTCTTCTACTGGGACCCCAAAGACGATCCAAGAGAGCCTGAATATTGGGAAGACTCACCTTCGGGTGGGTCTTTTTTATGCGATTAAATCTGTATTTTCTGTAGTAATTAATCTATTAGTTACGTATTGACTATTTCTATCATATCTCATTATTCTATCATGTTCAGTTAAAAACATCTGTAAGAATTGTTTTTTCAATGGTCTTATCTCTCTTTTCTTTTCGTTTTTGAGTGTTTCATATTCAAAATTAGATACTCCTACAATAGGTGCAATTTTTTCACCAGTATATGTAAATTTACTCTCACCTGCAGATGATGGATTACTACCATTCCATTTATTACCAGAACCTCCAATTCTTGCAGCAGGTCCATCAATTGTAAACGATGAATCTACTATATTACCTGCAGGTAGAATTAATCTATCATTTTCATCTTTTACTTCTAAAGTTTCATAATGATGAATAGAATTCATCTCTGTGAGACCATATTTATTTTCAGTATATTGATATAAATCTTTATTCGATAATGGCCATTCATCCCTAAGATTGACTATACCGCAAGAAATAATAACTACATAATCTAATTCTGGATCTCCGTATATATCTTCCGCAACATTATCAGGTCTAGCACCATCAGCAACAATAAATTTATTGAAAAGAGTTGTTGCATTAGTTACATCATCTAATAGTTTGTTTTTTCGGAAAAGATTTTTAACTATAATAAAATCTTTTGATGAATTTTTATCTGGTAAGAATGATTGATATCTTACATTAGGTAATTTTCGTATGTATGCCATTAGAATCCAACTCCTTTTATGTCATCGGTATAATCTTCAAAGTAAACTGGATTGGTTTCTTTAAATATCATATTAACTTTCATATGAACAGGGGTTGAATCTCCACCACTACCATATGTTGAATATACTCCTCCTGCTGAGTAATTTACACTAAGTGAAGTTAATGCACATGGTTTGAATGAATTTAAAAATGGATGATCTTCACCTGCACTTAGATATCTTAATAAGAATAAATCTGGGGAATTTATGAATAGTCCCTCAGTTCCACTTTTTGCTAATTCTTCTCCAGCTCTGGGTGACATATGCTGTTTTAATTTTCTTATTATTTTTAGTGCTCTCTCAGCTTCATTTTTACTTCTTGGTGTAAAAGTAAAGTCAAAAGCAAATTCTCTTAATTTAGTTCCATTAAATAATAGTTCTTTGTTTGCATTAAGAACCTTTCCAGATGCTCTTGATAGAAACTGGTTAGTTGTTGTATTTCCACCAAGTACGTTAACAGCCATCCCACCTACAGCAGCTCTTATTGCACTTGCAATATCCTGAGCTCCTTCCAATCCGTCTCCAAGATCAATTTGATTACCATCTTGAAGAGTACTGATAACACCTTGAATCTCTTGAGCTGTAGTACTAGGATCAGTAGCCATATTAAAAGCAGTCATTTGGAACATATTCAGAGAATTTTCACCCCAATCAACTGATTTATTATCACCAATTTGTTTTGGAATTGGTAGTTCTACATAAAATTGAGTATCTGTATTATATGTCATTCCATCATATCCAGATTGATGTTGGTTATATCTTCTATCGGTTCCCTCTGCATATGCATTAAAATTCTTAGCATTAAATTTCCAACCCTTAAAATTAGCATAGACCTTTGTGTTAGCAGGTATAGTCTCTCCTGCTTTATAAAATCCACCACCAATTTTTGGAACTTCATTTCCTTCAGGTACTGTAAAATCTGTATCTCTAGATTTAATATCTTTATATGTCCTCTCAAATGCAGGACCCTTTTTCTTGGAGGGTGGTTTATATTTAACGCATCTTATAAGTAAACTATCTTCCTTTCCACTTCTTTTTAATGGATATTGTAAATGATCTTTAGCTTTTCCCGTTGTAGACAGCATTTTCCCTACTTCGGTTCCGATTGAATCCGTTTTCGCCCCTTCTTGGGTAATTTGTTGATCAGATCCTGATGTATCTTGTGCTGTCTCGGACATTATCGACCTTATTTTATTATTATCAGCTATTTATACGGAATCTTGCAAAAGGAATTCCATCAAGATCATTTAACTCTTCATTACTAACTTCATATAACCCACCAGCTATTTCACCCCAAGTATATTGTCTATGTTCATTCCAATGAAAATTGATTCCACGAAATCCCCATTCATATAAGTTTGTTACACCAACTAATGGATTTTGGTCATATCTTATATTGGGTGTTTTTGGATTGTATATAAAAACATAAAATTTTCCTACTGTTGGCATTTTACTGCCTTCCTGTAAAACATCAATAATTGATACCATTAAATCATCAGGATCTTCTGTCCCAATTAAATTATAACGAATGTCTTTAATTCTATTCATTATACTCCAAGTTCTTTTTCTGTGATTACTTTAAATTCCCATTGTCTATCAGCACAATATTCTCTTGCTTCTTTCCATTTTGTTTGGTTTGTGGCATATGTATATGCTTCAGTAATATATCGTTTAGTTTGGCGTTTTGGTTTCTTGGGTGGACTGCATTGTTTTAATGGTTTAACTTCAATAACATATTTTTTTATAGCACCATTAGTTTCTTTTACTTTCATATAGAAATCTGGAAAGTATCTATGTTGTCTATGATCTACAGGAGATATGTAAGGTATTGCTATTTCTTCACTTGCCCATTCTAATACGTTTGCATTTTTATCGCAGTAAACCATGAATTTTCTTTCCCACAATGATCGAAATGTTATATTAGTAGGATCACCTTTATACTTGTGTGGAAAGGTTGGATAATATTTTCCTTTATAAGCCATCTAAATAGATAATAATATATAAAGTATTTAGAGTGCCAGCCCCAATTCCAAAGAAAATATCTCAGATATTGCCAAAGTTTCAGAATGTTGCTCAAACTTCTCATTACTTAGTTAAGTTTGGTTTACCTTCTGTGGGTGGTTTAAGAAGTCATCTTCAATCTAAAGGAGTAGATATTAGATTTTCTGGTGAGGATATAGGTTTACTTTGCAGTGCTGCAGTTTTACCTGGATCAGCTATGGCTACTGTTGCTGTAACTGGTGAGTATCAGGGATTAGTTGAGATGATACCTCATACTAGAAATTTTACAAGAATTAAGTTAGAATTTTATGTTGATAATAGATATAAATCATTGAAATTTTTAGAACATTGGATGGAATATATTACTGGTGGTTCTAGTGCAGGGACATTAGATGATGGTTATCATTTTAAACTTCATTATCCAGAGGAATATAGATCAGAATCAACCAAAATTATTAAATTTGAAAAGAATTATAGACAATTCTTAGAGTATAATTTTAGAGGATTATATCCTATAAATTTAAGTTCAACAAAAGTTTCTTATAAGAATTCTGATGTATTAAAAGCAACTTGTGAATTTGCTTATGAAAGATATATTTGTGGTGAAGCATCTTCTGCCTCAGAATCTGCAGGTACTGATCAAAATAATTCACTTAGTAGATTTGGTTCTAATGTTGGTAATGTAACTGTTATTAATAATGAAGTTACTAAAGAGTTACAAAATCAATCTGTTACTTCTAATAAAACTAATAATGCAAATCCAATAGATAATGCAAGACAATATCTTATTGAGCAGGGGGCAAATCCTCAAGTGTTGGATGGTATTAATGATATAGAAGCAGGTCGAGATAGGAATTAAATAAACCTCCTATATACTCTACGAATAATAATATTATAATTTATTATGCCTTTACCAAAGATTACTGCTCCTTCCTATGAGTTGGTTATACCTTCTTCCAAAAAGAAGATTAAATTTAGACCATTTTTAGTTAAAGAGGAAAAGATACTTATTTTGGCTATGGAAAGTCAAGATAGTAAACAGATTGCGAATGCTATAAAGGATGTTCTTACTTCTTGTATTTCAACAAGAGGTGTTAAAGTTGAAAAATTATCAACATTTGATATTGAATATCTATTTTTAAATATTCGTGGTAAGTCTGTTGGAGAACAAATTGAAGTTACTGTTACTTGTTCTGATGATGGAAAAACACAAGTTCCAACAGTTATTAATTTAGATGAAATTCAAGTTCAATTTAGTGATGATCATTCTAGAGATATTAAATTAGATGATGATTATACATTAAGAATGAGATATCCATCAATGGATGAATTTATCAAAACTAATTTTAATATTGGTGATATTAGTGTTGATGATACTTTTAAATTAATTGCATCTTGTATAGAACAAGTTTATTCTGAAGAAGAATCTTGGGCAGGATCTGATTGTACAAAGAAAGAACTAACTGAATTTGTAGAGCAATTAAATTCAAAGCAATTCAAAGAAGTTGAAAATTTCTTTGAAACAATGCCTAAACTTTCTCATAAAGTTAAAGTAACAAATCCAAATACAAAAGTTGAAAATGAGCTTGTTTTAGAGGGGCTGCAGAGTTTTTTCGGGTAAGTATGTCGCATGAAGATCTTGCGTCATACTATCAAGTTAATTTTGCTTTAATGCAACACCATAAATATTCATTAACAGAGCTAGAAAATATGATACCTTGGGAAAGAGAAATTTATCTCGCTCTTTTACAGCAATACATTGAAGAGGAAAATTTAAAGGCACAACAAAATGGCTGAAATTAGATCACCATTAGGAAAAATACGTGGAACACTTCGTAGGGTTTCTAATAGTGTCTTTCGTCCTCCTACACAGCAAGGTGCAAAAGAAGATTCTGTAGCAAATAATTTAATTGCTAGAAATTCATCTTTATTGGGTGGTATTCAAAAACAAATTAATACATTAAATCAACAGCAAGCAGTAATAAACAAATCTTTAAGTGTAATAAGTAAAAATTTAGTAACAGGATCAAAATTAGAAAAACAAAGGCAACAAGCACAGAAAGCAAGAGAAGCTAAATTAGCAGCACAAGGATTAAGATCAGCAAAAGAAGCACAAATTGAAGGACCTCTTCAGAAAGCTCTTATGGCTCCAGTTAGAGCAGTTCAAGTTAGAGCTACGAGTATTCTTACCAAATTAACTAGATTTTTAATGATACTAGCTGGTGGGTGGTTAACTAATAATATTCTTGATATTTTTGAAGCAAATATTGAAGGTAGTGTTGAAAGAATACAAGAAATAAAGAAAAATCTCTTATCTGGATTTTTGAAAGCTGGTGCAGTTTTATTACTTTTTAATCCATTTCTTGGGAAGTTAGTTTTAGGTGCAACGGCACTTGGATTTCTTGTTGATAATATAGCTAATGATGGTATTTTAGCAAAACCATTTAATTTTATAATGGAATGGTTGAAGGGTGTAACAGATTGGTTTGCTAAAGAAATAGATGCTGGTAATATAGAATTCAATCCTCGAAATTTCTGGTTTTTTGGAAATGCTGATCAGAAAGAAAATAATAATAATGGCAGTAGCAGTAATAATAACGCTGGTAATAAAGGTAGACTATCTAATCCAGCAGAACAGTGGAAAGATTGGATAGATCCTTCTAATCGAGATGAATCAACAAATCAAAGTGAGGAAATTGATACATCTCAGGCAGATGAACAATCTGGTGCTATACAACCTAATAATGGTATTGATATTGAAGCACTTAAGGCAAAAGTAGAAAATGGACAGGAATTAACACAGGCAGAAAAAGATGCATTAATAGAAGCAGAAGGTGGAAAGGATAATTTTTATCCTGCAATGATGTCTGAGATAACAGATCAGGATTTGTTGACTGAGATAGAAGGTAAGAAGCCCTTAAGAACTGATTTTGGTCCTGGTGAATCTGGATCAGAGGAATATAATGCAGCATTAATAGAGTATAATGAAACATATGGTCAAAGGATTAAAGATTTAAGAGCTAAGATTAATGGAACTCAAGTTAATAGTGATAAATTAATTAATAATAATAAAACGAATATCAAAGAAAGGACAACTAATTTAACTTCTCTTCTTGCTTCTTTATCTGATGTTACACCAACTATAGTTCCATTTCCCACAGATACTCAAGCTGCAGAATCTGGTGCAAGTGGAACTGTTTCAGTACCTGGAGGTACTGGTGGATCTGTCCCAGTTATAAAATCTTTTAATAGGGATAATAGTTATGTTTATCTTGCTTATAAGCATTATCAGGTAGCACCTTAATATTATGGATACTAAGGGTTTAATTTCATCTTCTAAAAGTCTTACTAATATTAGTAAGTCTCTAGGATCTTTTACACAAAGTCTTAATAGTGCTGCTACTGCCACTGGAGTAATTGCAAAAACAATTAATGAAGATAATAAGTTAAAAAGTAAATCAATATCAGATGATGCTACATTTTTTGCAAAAAGAAGAACTGCATTTTTAAGAAAAAGGAAAGAAGAAGAAATAGAAGCTACTGGAACTAAAGGAGCAGCTAAAGCTTCAAAGGGTATTTTAAAAAATCCAGTAAGAGGATTATTGGGTAGAATCTTAGATTTCTTTGCTGTAACTTTAATTGGTTGGGCAGTTTTTCAATTACCTAAACTTTTAAAGCGTTTTGAAGGTTTAATAAAAACTATTGGTAACTTGCTTGGAGTTTTTAATAAGTTTATTGATACACTTTCTAGTAATCTTATTGAGTTTAATCAGCAAGCAGAATCAGTGAATCAATCTATATCACCACCAGATTCTGATAAATTTGGAAGTGATATAAATGAACAATCAGATAGAGTTGATAATTCATTTTTTCATATGAGGAAAGATCTGTCTGATACCTTGAAGGTATATACAGATCCTAAAACTTATAAATTAAAACCACCATCTACTGATGGTCCTCCAGGTCCTTCAGGTGATGGTCCTCCAGGTCCAAATGGTGGAGATGGTCCTCCAGGTCCTCCAGGTCCAAATGGTGGAGATGGTCCTCCAGGTCCTCCAGGTCCTTCAGATAATAATTGGGAACCCAATCCACTGGATTGGGATCTCTCGTGGATGAATCCTTTTAAAAACGATGATGAAAATGATAGTACTTCTTATCAAGCTGGAGAGAAAACAAAAGAAAGGGGTGAGTTATTTGATAAAACAATTGCAAATGATAAAACACAACCTTTAAGAAAAAGGTTTGAGGCTGGTTATACTCCTAAGAAAGAGATAGATGGAAAAATAAATCCTGAGTATGTTGAATATCAAGAATGGTTGAACGAGAGCAATTTTGAATTCAATGCTGATGGTGGTCGCCTTGATGCTAAAACATTAAGTCTTGTAGGAGAGAAAGGACCAGAATTATTCATTTCTGATAAACCAGGAACAATTGTACCAAATAAAGTAACTGTTGACTTTATAGAGAGAATCATTGCAAATAAGAATAATGCATCAGTAGTTGATCAGAAAAAAGCAGCAAGATCTTTATATGAGAAACTTGTAGAAAATCATATTGCAAAACATGGTCATATAAGAATTGATGAGGATGAAAAATATAAAGCACAAACAATAGGTAGATTAAAAGAAGCACTTGGACAAATAGAAGTGGAGGCAAATAAAATTACTCCAGAATCTATTGCTGCTCAATCTAATCAGCAGGTAATATCTGAGATAACTCCTGATAAGATAAGTTCTGAAATTAATATTCCTGAATTAAATATATCTGAATTTGAACTTCCTAAAATAAATATTCCTAATCTTAAAAAAGAAAGAAAAGGACCAGTTGTTATGCTTCCACCTATGATTACACCAAATCAACAAACTACACCACCTCCTGTAGTACAAAGTTCAAAAGGATCTACTTCTTCTACTGGTTCTGGTGTAAATACAATGTATACCCATTTAACAACTTTAGTAACAGCATATACGTAATGGCAGCATTAGATTCCTCAATTTATGAAGAGATTATAATAACATCAGCAGATGGATCAAAGGATGTTGATATTTCTTCTGGTGTAGTAATGATTGGTTATTACGAAGATATATTCTCACCAACAATTACTGCTAAGTTACAGGTTGTTAATGATGGTGGTACTGTAGAAGGAGAAGATGGATCTTTACAGTCCATATATAATGGACTTCCATTAAGAGGTGGTGAAAAAGTTAGTATAAAAATAAAGGGAAATTCTGAAACTAATCCAGGATTAGATTTTACAGAAGAAAGACAATTTTTTGTTTCTAGTATTTCAAATGTAATTATTAAGAGGAAAACTGAAACATTTATTTTAAATTTAGTTTCACCTACAGCAATAACAAATGAAACTTCTAGAGTTGGTAAAAAATATCCAACATCACTAACGATTTCAGAATCTGTGAAAACTATAGTTAAAGAAAATTTAGGGATTGAGGGTGATATTGATGTTGATAATACGCAAAATGTATATGGTTTTATTGGAAATATGAGAAAACCATTTACTATTTTAACATGGTTAGCATCGAAATCTGTACCAGAACTACCAGATGAAGGATCGGAGAATCCAACAAATGCTACTGCAGGATATGTATTTTATGAAACTAAATCTGGATATCATTTTAGATCTATTGATAGTTTAATAGAGTCTACACCATATGGAACTGCATATAATTATAGTGAGGTTATTGATAAACAAGCAGATAATGATCATAAGATATTAAGATACCATACTTCTTTAAATGAAGATGTTTTAGGTAAACTTCAGAGAGGTGCTTACTGTAGTTACAGAACTTTCTTTAATCCTTTAACCTTTGAATATACTGACCCATCTAAGGGAAAATTTAAATTAGAGGATTATAAAGGAAAAGCAAAATCAATGGGTAAAGAAGTTACTTTACCAGGAGAACTTGGAAATTCTGCAAGTAGACAAATAACAGCTGTTTTGGATGTTGGTACTATGGAGAAGGGTGTATCTAAACAAGAAAATGCAGATCCATTTCTTATTCAATCTCAAACAATGATGAGATATAATTCTATATTCTCTCAGAAATTGAGCATGACTATTCCATCAAACACTAATTTGGAAGCTGGAAATCTTATAGAATGTAAATTTCCTAAAAGTGCTGCTAAAGATGAAATTGATTTGGAGCAAAGTGGTCTATATATGATTAAAGAATTATGTCATTATTTTGATCCAACTGGATCATATACATCATTAACCTTAATAAGAGACACATTCGGAACTAAAGAATAATGATAGAAGAATCAATACTAAAAAGTAATTTTGTTGGAAGAGATGGTTTCCGATGGTGGATTGGTCAAGTTGCACCAGAAGAAGCTCAAGGTAGTCAGATAAATCAGATTAAAGATGATAAGGAAGATCAATCTGATCCTTGGGGTAATAGAATTAAAGTCCGTATTATGGGTTATCATTCTCAAGATCCAGAGATATTGCCTGATAAAGATTTGCCTTGGGCACAAATTTTATTACCATCAACTGCTGGTTCTGGTGGGGGAGGTATTTTTAGATCGACCAGGTTAACACCAGGTGATAGTGTATTTGGATTTTTTCTTGATGGTGATGATGCACAATTACCTG